AGGTTGTTGGGGTAGAGGTTTAGCGTGGCAGGGCTGTACTCAATCCAGAAGTATTCAGCAATCCGGATGGTGTCTTCGTTCAGCCAGTCGCTGATGCTGGGATCGCCTACGCCTTGGGCAAGGATCGAGGTCACCGGGGTTGCATCAGGGTACAGCCGCTCGTAGTCGCCACGGCTTATGTCTTGGGTGATCAAGCACCACTTGGCATCTGCACCGCATGGGTCTTGAATCGTGGGATCCATGTAGACGCTAAAGCTGTTGCGAACCCGGCCAATCTTGATGTCTTGGTCGAAGGAGTCCTCATCAACGTATTCCGTCAGAACCCGGATGTAGCCTTCGCCGTAAGTAACCTGGTTTTCGCAGGCTGTGTCATAGGCAACGTCGGCATCCGAGATGTACTCAATGTGCCTGACGATACCATTAAAAATCTCTGCGACCTCAAGGTCTGCGCGGTCATCAACTGGGATGACCTTGCCCGAAGGGCGGTGTTGCCGTTGGTCGTTGGTGACCTGACGAACGTGCTGGGGCAGCTTGTTGATAGTCAAGCATGGCCGAGCATTGATGGTCTGGCCCTGAATGGCACCACGGGTCTGCAATACATCAGCAGGCCACTGCCACTGGTTGTCAGGCGACCCGGCATAGAAGCGCAGGTCGTCCAGCTCGTCTTCGCGTGATTCAGAATAGGCGGCTATGGCCATCCTGAGTCGGTCGCGCATAGTGGATAAGGCATCTGCATCGCTGCCCTTTTTGGCTGACGACGCATTTGCTACGTCACCTGCCGTTCCAACGCCAGAATAGTCAATGTCTGCCATAGCTCACTTCTTCTTGGGTTTGGACGACGGTTTTTTGCCTTCTGCCTTACGTTTCACGCTGTAGGCTATTGCTACCGCCTGTTTCACGGGTTTTCCCGCTTCAACTTCAGCTTTCACGTTCTTGCGAAAAGCGGCTTTTGAGCCTGATTTCACCAGAGGCATTACTTTTTCCCCGTCTTTTTGGCTGTCTTGGCGGATTCCTTGAACGCTTTTGCGGTAGGAGCGCCTTTTGCACCGGGTTTACGCATCTTTTCGCCTGATCCGGCTTTGATACGCTCACGCTTGGCATGAATATTTGCGTAAAGACCTTGTTTTGCCATTAGCATTTCCACCTTTTACGGGCCTGTCTCAGGCGTGAATTAGGGTCTTTGGCTGCTTCAGGGTGTTGCTTCATCTGCCCTGCCGACCTTGCACAGTAAGACTTGCGGCGTTCAGCACGCTTACCAGTAGGGTTGTCTTCTGTTACGGCAGTTTGAAGCTTGGAACCAGGGTTTGCACGCTTATAGGCAGCAACCCCCTTCTTGGTCATCCCAGCGCCTTCCTTGGTGGGGCGGTAATTAGCGCCCTTACCCTTGGTGGTCTTGGGAATCGGCTTGTCATGCTTCTTCTCTGCCATTACGCGCCCATCCAGCCTGTGGATACTTGTTGTTCAGCGTATACCGTTCTGCGGGTTTTGTCCTCCCGCGCTTGGCGAGATGCCACCGGGTAGGCAAATGTCACCGCCAACGCATCCGCCGAGTCAGGAGACGCCAACCCTCGGGCCTTCATCTCCTTCTTGCCTTCCAAAAAGATTGTCCCAGCCGAATTGGGTTTTTCCATCGGGCCGGTCAAGTCTGATTTCAGGGCTTTGTCAGCCGGAATACTAGCAGACCTCAGCCATTCTTTCATGGCACCCCACATTTCAGCCCGCTTATTGCCCCAAGTCACCGGGTTTTTGGCCTTCCAGCCAAAGTTCACCCCTCTGACCTTGTACCGCTGCTCATTCAGGCGATCCAAGATCCCATACCCCAGACCACCTTCATCTATTACGGTCAGGGCTGGTTTGAACTCCTCGATGGCATCTATCACCCGGCCCACAATGGTCATGGTGTCCTCACCCTGGTAGCGCCTTATGGCCACCAGATCGCGGCCCTTTCTCACAACAATGACCGTCTTGTCAAGACCTCCACGAGCAGGGTCAATACCGATAACGACGCTAGCGTTGGGATCATCATATCGAGGTCGTTTGAATGCCTCATCAACAAGCAGGGGGCTAATAAACTGGCCATCGCCGACAGCAGGAAACTCGCCATATACCTCTACCCTAGCCTCACGGCTATCAGCACCATATTCTTCTATGATCTGTTCATAGACGCGCTTGTCGGTTCCTTCAACCTCCCGGGCATCCACTTGTTTGTGGTACCAGAAGTCGCGCTTGCTGTTGAAGCATTCAAAGAAATACCCCTGATTGCGTCGAGGGTTGGAAAAGGCCATCCAGTAGCGATCAAGGATGTTCTCGGTGAAGAACCCCGCAGCCACAGACCATATGGGATCGGGTATACCGCTGGCCTCATCGAATATCACCATCATGCCGTCATGGTTGTGGGCACCAGCATAGCCATCCGGGTTTTCCTCCGACCAGAGCTTGCCATCCGCAGACCAGTACCGGGTACCCTTCTTCAAATCCCGTTCCACCAATTCGCAGATCCACTGGGCAGGCATCAGACGGGTGGCTGAGATCTCCCACCAATGACTATTTATAAGCATGGATGTCCATTTGGACAGCTCACCCCAGGTTACCTGCCGCAACTGGGCTTCGGAGTTGGCCGACACAATGATTGTGGAGCCTATTCGGGTCGACATCATCCACAAGATCAACCAGCTCACCAAGGCAGACTTCCCGATCCCCCGGCCTGACGATACCGCCTGCCGGAAGGTATTCATATCAACCTGCCCTTTGTTCTCCTTTATATGGTCACGCAGGGCCCTCAGCACCTCCACCTGCCAACGCCTAGGGCCCTTGAACTTCTCAAGGGGGGTATGCTTTTGCCCCCAAGGAAAGGCCAACAGCACAAAGGCTTCGGGGTTATCGGCAATCTCCGACGACCACAGCTTGGCCATCAGGGCTTGTTCATCAACGGCTGAATAACGGGGCTTTTGCATCAATAGCACCCAAACTCATCGCAAACAGTGCCAACAGAGCCCCCATCGCTGTCAGTCCCAAACACGCTCATACTGCCGGGTTGGCTATAGATGGTTTGGTTCCACGAGTTACCATCAATGTCAGTACCGTTTTGAAGCACGGTATTGCCCATCTTTATGGACGTACTGCTCCATGTGCCTCTGGAATTGCTGCCGTTCACAAAGGTGGTGTTGCCCATCTTGTTGACGGTGTAGTTGTTCCCGTAGGAATCGGAACAGCTTTTCATGGCCCCATACCCGATGCACTGGGCGGAAACATTGGCTGACAGCATGGATACCACAACAACGGCTAGATAACGCTTCATTCGACCTCTCCTTCTATATAGTCATCAAGGCGACGTTGGGCTTGTTCCAACGCTTGGGTAATCGAGATGTTGGTGGTGACCTCTATCTGGGTCTTCTCCTGCCAGCCAGCCCGGGTCTTCAACCAGAAGATCATGGCTTGGTTATCCCCGGTAAGGGCTTTCTGGTAGAGGGTGTTGGCCACCTCAAGGTTCTTTTGAACCCCGGCCTTGTTGAGGATGTCACCGTAGTATTTGGTGAGGGTCTGTTCCCCCACCCCGATGTATTTGGCGATGTCCTTGTTGGCCACCCCGAAGCTTGTCAGGGATTCCACCATCGCAGCGTGTTCATCGTTGGGTAGGTAATAGTTATCTTTATGCCGTTCAAGCTTCTTGGGTTTGGATTCCCTGGCCACCGGGGCTTTGATGCCCTCAAGCCCAAGGCCCTCCAGACTGATCTTCTTCATCTCTGCCTCCAATACGATCTCTGGCTGACGACCACAACGCGCTCACCAAGAGTATTGATACAACCACAACAACTATAGCACCGCCCACCAAGGCGTTAGTCAGAGCTAACACCCGATGGCTTATCCAAGACCCGTTTAGATACCTCAAACAGGGCCTGCTTTTCTTTGACATTCGACCACGCTCCATACCCAAAAACGTGAGGGTTCAGCCAATAAATCGGGCCTGTCTCCCCGGGCATCTTGAACACCATGTTGTCACGCAGCAAGTCGGACATGTAGTTGTAGATGGTGCCCTTGTTAAGTCCAAGCTTTTCGGTAATCAGGTTTCGGTTGGCGGCGCTTAGCACTACCTCCCCATCCTTGGATAAAGCCGCCAGATAGAACAGTAGCCCAACCCTTCCACCAAACACTTCCGCAATCATGGGCGCATTGCAAAAGTAGAACTTGTAGAACATTGGCTCCTTGTCCTTCTTCTCCTTTACGGCCCCCTTGGGCACAACCTCCATCACAACGCCGGTGCCTTTGTGGGTCACCAACAGGGTTTTGTTCTCATCAAACGAATACTCGTATTCATCAGAAATGGCCATCGAAAACCCTCAAATCAATGACTTAGCTACCTTACTACACAGTCAACTCACATAATAGATTATATCATCAAACAAATGGCATTATAAAAACTGATCAAAAAACAATCAATGCAATGAACCAAGCCTAACAACATCAACCACTTACAAACACCGCATTTAACATAATCTGTTTATCTCGTATATATCTAAGTCTTTCAAGGAAAGGACTGCGCCTTATCAACGACCACATTGGC